TGAACATCCTATCGGGTACTACCCCCTCTAATCTAATGCGGTTCATTCCCGATTACGCCTGGGAGCAAGGATTCACGTCCCGCGTCATTATGGTGTACGCTGAGGATCAACCACTCATTGACATCTTCAACACCCCAAAGCCAGAGAAAGCTGTCGATCTAATCCACGACCTTAAAGTGATTAACGCATTAAGTGGAATCTGCGGTTGGAACGATGAATACGCCAACGCTATGAACAACTGGAAGACTCTCGGTTGTCCACCAAAGCCTGAGCATCCTAAGCTAGAACATTACTGTTCCCGCCGGTTCAGTCACCTCTTAAAGCTAACCATGATTGCTAACGTTGATCGCGTTGGTGACCTTTACCTGACCAAAGAAGACTTCAATAAGGCTATGGGTTGGTTACTCGAAGTGGAACTGGCAATGCCGAACGTCTTTACTCAAGGCTTTATTATCGCGGATGCTAAGGTTATGGACGAGATACATCATCACCTTAAAGGCTTTCCTGATGGCCTTGATGAAATGAGGTTACTCCGGTTCGCCAAGAATCTAATTCCCCTCCAAACCATAACCAAAGTATTCGCGATTATGGAGCAGAGTGGAATGATTAAGGCCGTCAATATCACCAAAGAAGGTTTGCGAACCTACAAGGCTCAATGAAAAAGAAGGGAAGGCCGAGCCAACAACCTTCCCAAGTTTAGGCGTTCGGGTAGATTACCTCAACCTCGTCATCAGTGTTGAGTCCCAGGGCCTCCATAAGTCCAGGACTCAGGTCCGCCACTCTCCCAGTATTCTCGTTTGGTCCCCAATCGGCAGGCCAAGCTAGAAACTCCTTACCATTAGCCCGAACGATTGCTTGGTAAGACGGATCAAGCAATGCTGTCTTTGGCGTTATCTCATAGTCCCATCTGCAAGCGACGTAGAAGATTCCCGGATTCAATCTTCTAGCCAATCCAGTTGTTCCTTCTGGTTGCGTAGGAAGAAACAAGTGTGGTGCGTCATCATATTCATAGATAAACGCTAATCCTTCATCTAACGTCACGCCAGTATCTTCAGGACCACCAAAGTGGCTGCATCTACCTGAGGTGTGGAACATCCATTCTTCTGGCGGTTGGATTGTCGGTGTTGTCTCTTTGGCTTCTTCACCTGATAGAGCCTCCGAGATGGCTCGACAGATTGCATCAAAGTGCTCTCCGTAAAGAGTAGCGTCGGCCGAAGAATCAACGAAGCAAACTTCAATCAAGATTGCTGTCTCTTCCGTATGGTTCAGGAAGAACAAGCCAGTTGTATGCTTTGGCCCTCGATCAGTGAAATGACCCGCTGCTGCAAGAGGTGGGGATACCTTCTTGGCCCACGCTTTTCCCGAATCCGAAGCGTACCAAGTCTCGGTTCCTCTTGGCTCATGAGTTGTCTCAAAGGCATTGAAGTGGACACTAACGTCAAGATCTCTTGCTTGATTGTTATGGAAGTCAACGATCCTATTGAGGTTCTCGTCCACGTCGTTGCTAACGTCATCATGGAAGACATCGACGCTAACGCCAGCATCTCCAAGATAGTCTGCAACGTGCTCAACGACTCGCCTTGCTTCATCGACTTCATTGAGATAACCTGAAGCGCCTTGAACGTACTTGCCGTGTCCACTTGATATGACTATTCTCATCATCGCCTCTCCTGCTCTCGCTTCGCAATTTGTTCAGCAGCCATTTCGTAGCCTTTTCGCGTATTCTGTAGGCCCCTACGGAAGTTTGACGCATCATTGATTCCGTGAGTCAACCAAACTCCAAATAGCTTAACTATCTGATCATGATAGGCGTCATCAAGTGCCCGTTTATCCAGTTCAAGCAGCTTGGCATTGAATGGAACGCCTGCATAAAGTTGTGGTTCTCCTTCACCTTGCGTTTCGATCCGTGTGTATAAACCCGCAAGTATCAATAGAAGAATGACTATTAAAATAACGATTATTGGCCTCAACGGTGCCTCCGTCGCAGAGGCTTTGGCTTTCCGGTTCCCTCCTTCAATCCATGCAACCAATCTCCAACACCTGATGGATGCTCCATGTTATGATAGTACCGATACAGATATTGCGCTGCCTTGGCTTCCGTTTGATTCGTTAGTCCCGTTAGTACGCCGAATGTGATAATGAAGTTCTTTAACGCCTTTGCTGACCGTTCTCCAGTCCAAGGTTTCCCTTGTGCCCAATCAACAATGTCCTTTACAGATTCAAGGACGAGCTTCTCGCTCGTATCGAATATGCTCTGTTGCCCTTCTCTCCCCCAAAAGAAATCACGCATAAACGATCGAACGGCAATCCATGAACTTGTCATGCTGAATGCGGTTGCAGCTAGTCCACGAGCAGCTTTTTCTCCCCAAGACTTTGATTCATCATCCCACAATGGGGTAACCAACTCTTCAACGGCAGCGACACCAGCAATATACGAAAGAAACATAAATGGAAGCGGTTTCACCAACTGCTTCGCATCCTGAACATCGCCCTTCTTCCATTCGTAACGAGCGTCCTTTGCTCTCCATGCCATCTCGTATTGCTTCTGTCCAATGTGACTAAAGAAATTATACAATGAACCGTATGACTTGATGATTGGATTCCGACTGGATGCTACCTTTGGCCAGTTCGTTACAGCCGAAGATCCATGCGCTTGCCTAACGCTGGTATCTGCAATGTACTTTGCATCCTCAACGGTTTCCCCTGCGCGAAGGGCTTTTCGGTATGCAGCATTCCAAGTCGGAACCGCCGTTGCCAAATCGAAGAATCCAACCATCTGACCGCCCAAAGCCAACATTGCCTGCCGCGGTGACGACCGCAGCAAGTGCATTGGAGCTTGACCTTGACTGTATTCGGTCCAAGTCTTGGTTCGTCGATCCAGTTCTCCACTATTGTCCATTGCAAAGCGCCAGTTCGTCTTCCCAACCTCGTCGCTCTTTCCCCATATGTGGGCTACTTCTCGAAGGAAATTTAAGGGACCAACCTGTTGCAATGAATTGATCCCGGCTGTCAAAGAATGCTTCGCTACGACATTCAGGTTGAATCCAATCAATGTTCCAATCGTGTTCTGGCGAATGCCCTCTATCACCCTTCCGAACAGTCCTAGGTTAACTTGATTGTTAGCGTTGGCAACGTCCCGTACCCATTCTTTCATCCAATTGACTTCCTCCCTACCGAGATGCTTTAACATGGCTTTCTGAAGATCTTCTCTCCATAGGATCTTTTGGGCTTGAAGAATGGCTGGCCTGAAGTTGATGTCATGGATCATCTCCTTCATTCGTTGTGGAATGATATCAAGGTCCAGTTCTTGATCCCCAACGAAAGTAGTCCGTTCTTTGGTCCATCCCCGATTCGTCGTAATCGGTTTGAATCCCGGTTGGTTGACTGTATTCGCCAGTATCTTCTCTTCGGTTATTGGTTCTCTATCTGGCCCGAACTTCTGGTAGTCTATGGGGTGATGCCAACCGCGGTAAGTACCATAAGGCGTTGTAAGCGGCTCAATAGGGTTCTTCTTGATTGGAACGCCCCCTGTCTCATAGGACATTCTATCGCCCTTACGAAACAGTTCTTCCAATAGATCGCCAATCTTTTGCTGCCGATCTAAGTCCTCCTTCGTTATTCCCCGTTTTGGATCGAATAACCATGCTGCCAGCGATTGTTCTGTCATCCCTGGTTGGGACTTTATGAACTTATCCCTTGCTACTGGATCACCATAGATTGACAGAATCCCTAAAACCTGCCGCTTACGCAAGGGAAGGTTCTCATCACTAAAGATTCCCTCCTTAATGAGTCCATTCTTGATCTTCTTGTTTGCTCCAGGAATCTTGCCAACCGCCGCTCTTAACTTCGCCTGATACTCACGAAGCATCAAATGTTCGTTGTCAGCGGCTTGAGCCATTGGCCTGACGACAAATTGATTGAAGTCACCCCTAATGTTGCCCCGATCCAACCGATTCATTATGCTTTCGGCCGTCAAGTGGGCAACCCTAACCTGATTCCAAAGCGCAACCGCCCTTTCTGATGTAGCAGCTACGCCTTTGGGAAGGAACTTAGATGGAAAATGTTTCGGTTGCATCGGCGGAAGAACGTCCTCAATCTTCTCCACCATCCGCTCAATGGTTTCATCAAGGTCGACCACTTGTTGGCCTTTGAAGATCTTCCCATCCATTCGGGCATTCCATTCCAAGGACTTCAGCGAATCATGAATATCCCTAAAATCCTCAACGGTCATTTCATCAATGTTTCGCATCTCCTTGGAGTCAAGGAGCCAATCGGGAATTTGGATGTTCCTTCGGTTAGCCAGCTTATGGTCGATAAAATCGTTCAGTGTCTTAAACTTGGTTAGCTCCATATTCTTCTGAAGGTTCACTGGATCAATGTCGATCTTACCTTCAAGCCGCATAACGATTTCTTGCATGAACGGAACGTACTCTTGGGATACTCCAGGCACGGCAGTCTTGCTGAACCGCTTCATTATCCTTTCGACATTATTACGCATCTTCTCCAACTTCATCGTTTCTTTAGCTTGGAGAGCCGCAATTTGCCGTCGTTGTGCCCATTCATACGCGCTGTCCCATTTCTGTTTGAGCATCTCCTTTTCAATCTCTCGCCCCGCTTTCCCACTCTCGCGCAAGGATTTTTCGGTTGAGATATCCTTCATCAGCTTGTCATTGAGGGCAGCATCGGCCATCCGCTGAAAGTCTTCCTTCATGAATGGTTGAGCAACGCCAGCCTTCTGACCAAAGAGATACGTTTCTTCAGCCAACCTATCCAATTCGCTAGGATGGAGAATGTCCTGTCTTAATCCATCGAGAATGTCTTTGGCCGGAACCCCGAACTCATTAGCCATTCGAGAGGCAACCTGCTCATCAACCAGACTTTGAATGTAGTTTCTGAACGGAATCCTCCCCTGCCGTTGAGAAACCGCGATTAGGTTCTGAACGAACTCGTCGCCCGTTTCGAACCCAAACATCCCCGCCATCTCGTCTGGGTCCATTCCTCCTTTCTTCATGAAGGTATCAGGAAGGCCACCTTGTTGATCCTTACTGAGAGCATCGCGGTTCAACTTTGGTGGCGCTCCAATCTTCTTACCCAAGTAGACACCATTACGCATGAAGTCCATTGCAGCGATTTCAGGTCGCTGCATCAGTAAGTCACGTTCTTCAGCCTCAACAACCGGGAGGTTATCCCTCCACTCTTTGCTCATCCGCCGCATCTCCAGCTTATGAGCCCGCTCTAGTATCTTCTGGCTCTTCCTGAGTTCCCCGGCCTTGACCAGCTTCTCCCAACGAGCCAGCATGTCCTTTGTTACACCGACGGCCTTGGCCTCTTGCACCCCCAGTTTTGGTGGTGCCTTCCGTTCTGGTACTGCCTTTGGAGCTTCTATTCCCCTTGGACCAAACATGTTCTTTTGGTCTTCAGTTATTCGATCAAAGGCCATCAATGCTACTTCAAGTGCGTTCGTATCTTCTTCTGGTAATCCCAGGACTCTACGAATGAACTCAACAGCGGCCTGCCACATAGTTTTGCCGCGCCATTCCTTCATATTAAGACGTTCGGCAATCCTTGCATTCAATGGTGTATCTATCAATGCCTGCTGAAAATCTCTATCAAAGATCCCCGCTATAAATTCGTGTTCATCTTCCATAAAGTAAGCGAACTTCTTTATCAATTCTGGATTCGCTTCAGCAACCAGATCCCTTACTCCCTTTGCCAAGGCACCGCTACTAGGATTCCTGTAAATAGCCCTGGTTGTTATTGCATGGATGGACTCGTGGAGCATAATCCAACGCAAGCCTCTTGGATCTCCACCCATGTAATCATATTCGGAGATAACTACATGATTACGAATTGAGTCATAATAAGCTCCTTGTTCAAGTCTTAAACTAGTTTTGTACCATTCTTCGTTACTGACAATGTGAACTGGAACTTCCCCAGATATCTCCTTGATCCTTTTTGCCAGCGCCTTATATAGATTGGATATAGAATCCTGCACCTTATTGATTTGAATCTCATTGAGGGCTCTCTCCAATGTAGTCGAACCTAAAGGTCTAGTTCTTTCAAGCATCCCTTCCTTTGTTATACCAGGAAGTGCAATATCTTCCGTTGCAGGTTCAACTCCAAAAATTCCTTTTGGTCCCTTCTCAAAGTATTCTCTTGGGGTCAATAGAATACCTGGAATTGGCTTTAGACCTGCCGCCCGTTGAACGGTATCGTATGGATCTTCTGCTTCTGGAGGCTTCGGCGTTGGTGGTTCTTTTCCTATCCTTCGAGCATACTCATCGCGTTCTGCTTTGGCTTCTTGCCAATCTTGATAAGCCTGATCCTTTTCAGCCTCTCTAGCCGGATCAAAGACAGTCTTGTCAAATTCCTTCCGACGAAATTCAGCAAGATCATCCAAATTCTCTAAATGCTTATCCTGAAGCTCAGCGGTTTCTTTCTTGCTCTCAACTTCGGCCTTAGTTAACCCGGACGACCGAACCCTGCGGTCATCTGCAAGGGCCTTTCTAATCTCTTTGTCAACCCATGTGACCCAATCATGGACCGGTATCTCAACATCTCCGCCAGTTGATGCGGCCGAGCGGATCTTCTGAAGAATATCCGGTACCCGTCCAAGTAAATTGTCCTCAGGGGAAGGTTCCTTGTCGCCATAAATTCTACGAATTGCGTCGTAGGGTATCCCAATCTTTGCATCCTTGGCGATGATCCTCGGGAGATTCTGAAATATCTCCGGCGAGATTTCGCGCGTCTCAGAACGGTCAGCGGCCGATTCGATATCGTCAAAGTGTTGGGCATCTAGTTGTGCCTCTCTCGCCTTCCCCTCATCAATCAATGGATCAACACCAACCGGAACGTTCTCTTCAGCTTTAACGAATGGCTCAACCTTGTCCGCTACTTGTCCAACTTTAGCGGGGTCAGCCTTTGCAAGATCTCTCGCGCCCTTGACTCCTGCCAGTGCCAACAGCACCATCGCGTAGCCTTCAACCGTATCAATAGGAACACCAAGGTACTCAGCAAGAGGCCTCGTGACGGCTGTTCTACCTGCTCCTAGAATTGGTGAAATCGCGATTTGCGCTGGTGCAAACAACGCTTGAACCATCTCGCCTCGACCAAGTTGCTTCCTTAATAGGTCAGCTTGCCGCTCGATAACTTTCGGATCTATTCCCTGCTCCTGCCATTTCTTTATGGTCGTTTGAACAATTTCTTCTGTCTCTGGAGTAATCCCTGGCTTTGCAGCTTCAACAAGTTGACGGAATCCCGACTTAGCAATGTCCCAAGTATCCGAAAAGACCTGTTTCGGATCGGATAACATTCTCCCGCCTGGAGTGCTCTTTAGCACCTCTAGTCCAGGACCATAAGCTTTCTTCATAAAGTCGGAGAAGTCAGAAAGATTATGCCAATCGTTCTGGCTAACGCTGGCAGCGAGGGGATGCGATTCAAGGTACGATTGAAGGTTCGGATCGAAATGGATGATATTATGGGTTAGATTCTGCTTATGCGCCTTGGCAACTTCATCGAGATTCCTAGCAGCATCTATCGGATCAATGCCGGTATCCTCAGCAATTCCCGCCGCTTTGGCTGCTTTGTCAGCCTCAAAGTCTGGAGCCCGTTGAATACGCCATTGGTTCTGTTGCTCATAATCTCTATTGATGCTTTCAGCGATTTCTTGGTCGCTTCTTGGGTCAAGAGCCGTTGGCATTATCGTACAACCTTTATTGGGCCTTTCGGAGTTTTAGTCTCCAGTTGCTTCTTGTATTGCATCTTAATCAAGTTCGCGATGTATTGTTCCTGAATCTTGTCATCATTCCAATCCGGATGGTCCCGACGGATTATATCGGCTGCTCCCTCAGGAACTCCTTCTTTCTGAATGTTCTGCCACAGATTCTGGTAATAAGGGTCATTCTTTCCCAAGCCAAAAGTTAGCCAGCTAGCAGTGCCCGGAACCTCAGCCGTTAAAGCTTTACCCAACGTTCGAATCTCTTCGTCACTTGGAGGCTTTAATGCCTCGCCAGTCATAGCCTTTATTTCAAGCTGTAAGGAACCGGTCAGCCAATGATACGCGGTTGGATCAGTTGCTTCAGTCAGGTTCTGTGGCCAGATTCCAGCATCCTTCATTATCCTGACGGCCCTAGAAACGTTCGGATCTTTCTCTGGAGCCAGCTTCTTCTTGTCTTGAAGATCGAATAGCTTATCCCGTTGACTTCTGGTTAGTTTGTCGTACTTCTCGTCCCAGAGATTAACAGCAACGAATTGATCTGGATGCTCGTCTGCCAATCCGTGCAATCCCCTATACATCATGTCCCCTTCTTTCGTTGGGGCAACATCCTTCCTTGCATTATGCTCAGCCGCTCTCATAAGGCTGGCATAAAGGCTAGGAGACTGTTCTCGAAGGGCATCCAATGCTAAGCTGACTTTCGTTCCCTTAGCTCTAATCTCGTCCTCGCTTATCGGCAATGCCCCTGGCTGACCATTCTGGTCATAACCGTTTAGTGCATTCTTAACAACGTCAAAGTTCCGCTTGTTAATGTCCACAACGTCCTTCTCATATTTACCATAACCAGCCCGAACGTTGTTAAGCAATTTCTCCGTTACCATTTCCTTTAGGCCTTCAGGGTAATTCTGCTCGTCAATCCACTTCAATGCCTCATTCGTTCTTTCACCTAATGTTTTCTCTGGCTTATGCGTTGCTACGTCCTTATCGTACAGATCCCCATTGATTTCCTTTTCTTTGTTCCTTCCAATCGCTCCAGCATACCGATTCCAAATGTACGCTTGCACCCTTGCAGCTTCATCCCCTTCAATAACTCCGGCATCAATGGATTTCTCAAAGTCATCGAGGGCCTTTATTGGCTTAATGTCGGCCATTCCCTTAAGATAATTGCTTATTCCCTTCAGTTTCTTGTCGTGTTTCCACTTCTCGATTATCGGATCATCGTCAGGAACGCCCTTTAATCCCGCCTTTGTCTTAGCATCCTCCTCAATCTTCGCGTAATATGCATCCAACTTGTCAGCATCGGGACTTCTGTACAGGTCAGCGGCAGCATTATCGGCAATCGCTTCAACCGTTTGATCGTGGTATGCTCTGTCTTGCCTCGCTGCATGGCCAATAGAGGTCTTAACGTTTGAACGAGAATGAGCGAACATATATGTGTCATAATGACGCTTTGCACTCTCATTCGTTAACTGACCACGGTATTGATCCTCAATGCCTCGCATATTCCCCAAATGCGATTGTAATGTGTCCCTTGCGTCCTTTCCTTCCGTTGCCAAATATTGTTCTTGAGGCGTTGCTCCTGCATCAATCGCTTGACTGGCTTTCTCTCTGGCATCACTTTCGTTCTGAAGCTCTTGAAGCGCATTTGCCCTTTGGAATAACTCTTGCCCAGTCTTGCTAACCTCCCCACCAAGGCCAGCCATAGCACGGCCAATATTAACGCCAAACGCCTCTTCAAATGGCGCTTGGATATGGAGCGGCCGTGGCCCTTCCGTAGTCGGTTGAGCTGTTGAGTAAGGTCGGTATTCTGCCGCTGCTGTCGGTACCCTAGGCATTATCCAAATGTCTTCTTGTAGCTCATATAGTCGGAACTAACTCCACCAGCCGCTCCGAGAATCGAAGCAACCGCAGAATACTTACTTGCCGTTACTGCTCGATCTGCTGCCATCATGTCAAGACTTCCTTCAGCTTCATACTTAACGGCTTCAACCTGATGTCCATAAGCCCGCCTAGCGGCATTGGCTCGAATGATTCCCTGCTGCTGCGCTCCAACGTCAAGTTCGGCGGTAATGACGTTCTGCGAGGTTCCTCGACCCATATCAAGCCCACTCGCCGATTGTGCTGCCCTTGTTTGACCAACTTCAAAACGTGTCTTCATTCCCGATTGTTGAGCCTCAACATCGCCAACTTTGTACTCGTATTCGGCATTCTGAAGTTCGATCTGCCTATTCAATCGCGCAACGCCAGCTTGATACTGATACATTTGCGCTTGGGCTTGGCCGGAATAAAGCTGACCCATGCCCTGAACGATGCCGCCAGCGGCCCTTGCAGCCATCCCGCCAACAGCAATCACCCCTAAAGAGACAGGATCAGCCATTCTTCTTCCTTATCTGAAACGGAATCCATTCTCCATTTGGCTCTCCAAGCCTTGCTCCAAGCCACTTTAACCAACGAATGCTCTTTGGCTGTCTAATGTTGCAGTTCCCGACCAATATCTCATAATCCTGCAACATCATATCGACCATTAACTGAGAATGCCTCACGAACAGAAATTGATGATTATCCACCTTGTCCGTTGTTAGCAACCAAAGATACGCATTGTTCGACATCACTGTTGGCGGAACTAATCCCCAAACGCATACAACTTCGTTGTCGACCCTTCCAACCCAAGAAACTTCACTTATCCTCAAAGCCATCATTAACTTTTTATCTGCGCCGACAATGCCCGCCACTGGAGAATGACTGATTATCTCCTGAATATTGAGGCTATCTCGAATGCGATCAATAGCGACTACTGTCACTTTGGCGTGTCCCCAAGATCCACTTCCGGCATGACTCCAAGAACCGTTGCAGGAAGCGGTTGACTCTGTTGAATGCAATACTGTCCCGGCACATCAAAAGAAGGATCAAGAACCGTTCTAGCGTCACCAGTAACAAGATCAGTCACAACTCCATTGGACATTGTTCCAACGTTCCCAACAACAAGATCTTTCATTGAAACCTGTGAGCCAGCAGAAAAAGTCTTTCCAATCGTCAATCCAAGTGCATCCTCAACTCGAACCGTTACGGCCGGAATCTTCTTTCGCTTGCTTTGAATCGTCGGATCACCAGTATCAAGACGAAGCGTCTGAAGTTGACAAGTATAACCAAGCCCAAGGACCACAACCGAAGCGGGCGTGCTTAACGTTATCGTCCCTTGAGCCGAAACCACCTGTGGCGGAATCACTTTTCCGTCTGCAAGTCCGGTTACAGTCTGTCCAACCAAGTGCCAAAGTCCAGTAATCGTTGTAGCTGGATTCCCAGTATATTGAAGAGCACAGTCCACAGCCCATGTATTCACAGCTGCTCCAAGGATAAACCGATCAGCAATCCTTTCAATGAATTGATTCCACATTCCATTGATGAAACGTTGGACAACCACATAAGTAGCATCAACGTCTACAGTCCCCATCGTTGGACCAGCATTCGCCGCTTCTGTCACCGAGCAAACCGACATGTAATTTCCATTGGTATCATGCCTTGCCCAACCAACAACCTCCTGTTCCTTAAGAAAAGTCAGTGAAAGCATGATCCCATCGGTTCTAACGGCCCAAGCAACCTTATATGGTTCTTCTGCCCAAGCCCACTCCTTGATTTGCTTGCCGAAGAACAGATGACTTGAAAGAACCGAGATGTCGGTTCCAGTATAGATCTGAGTGTAGAAGTTGAAGGTTAAATCACGGACGATAGATCCCTTAGATTGAACGTAGAGGATATCGTAGTTAACCAGTAACGGCGGAATGTCCGAAACACCATTGTATGCTTCAGAATGGGCAACGGCATCAATCGGCGTAACAGGCGATCCAGCCGATCCACCATCCAGAAGAAAAGCTTGGCGGTCACAGAGCATCATCAAGCCGGTTGGCATTGCAGCCATAGACCGAATCGTGTTCAAGGTGTTAGACACAATCGAGCCTTCAATAGCATCGTCAGCTTGAATTGGATTGCTAACATTAAAGTTGAAGAAGCTTCCCGGTTGACTCCCAAAGAATGTTTGAACTCCCTGCGGCGGTGCAGCTAGATAGAGCCGTTGCTGAAAGAAAGTTGGGACAGTTGGATTGCCAAGGCTAAGTGGATCGACACCGCCAGAAGTCCCACCAGAAACAACCGCAGTCGCCGTTGCTCCAGCAGGAGTGAAGGTAACGGCTGGAGGAGCCCCAACAACATAGCCCGAGCCAGCAACCGTTATGTTCGCTCCACCAACGCCCCAAACAACGTTAGCATAGGCAAATTGATTGGAGAAGCCAGCATGACCTTGAATTGGATTCGGAGGTGGATTAGCAAACGTTTGACCAGCAGAGGCACCTGGATAATTAACGGCGTTCCAAGCGGTAACATAACTAATCCCACCAATCACAACCGCCGAAGCAACAACCAAAGTTACCGGAATAGTAGAACCAGGAATAGGAAAGTTAACGGCTTGTCCAACGACATAACCACCGTTGACGCTTCCACCAGCACCACCCGCGACAGTTGGTGCCCCTGCTGCAAGGGAAATTGATAACCAAGGTTGAAATACCGCTTGCGTTCCCGATGCTGGCGGTGGCACGGTCATCGTTGGTACTACTGTATATGAGCCGGGAGCGGTAATGTTGACCAAAGAAATGCTACCGGCCGCAGTAGCAATGACAGGAGGGCTAAGCTCGAAGTTCGGTGGAGTCCCTGAGTCTATGAACGTTGTGCTAGTAGCATTCCCAATAAAACCAAACTGACTTCCTAATGGCACCGCCCCTGCATAAGATTCATTAGCTTTATAGACATTATAGCTCACTGGAACGCCCGGAAAAGCCGAGGTCTGCACAGGAGGCGTCCAAGTGACCGTGTTGGTTAGTTGCGTAGTGTGCATATCGGCCGCGGACACCGTTGCATAAGGCGAGCTAGGAGAGCTTTCTTGACCATTAGAATCGACAGAAGTCACTACATACGCATAATGAACTGTTCCAGCACTCGTCGTTGCAACCGCTACTCCCGTTGGTACTCCTACAGTCGATCCGAATGTTATACCAGTAAGTGTCCACTTCGTCGCCAAGATAAGAGTCAGCATCATAGGCGGATGGTTCGGGTGACAAAGTATAAGCTGATTAACAATTTGAGCATACTTGATTAACGCCAATTCACTCGACAAGTATGGAGAGGCGAGCTTATAGATCCGCTGTGTGGTTCCTCCGCTGGTAAAGGGAGTATATCCGGTAGCATCCACATTCGTTTGAGTGTCCGGAGTAAACAAGGTTAAGACATCGCCAGCCACACCGCCAACAAAGAAATTGCGTCCGTTAAGCTGAGTCATTCCTTGAACGCCAGTAATGATAATATTGTCTCCGGCTTGGTAAGCAGGAACGACAGTACCGTCCGGAAGGGTATATGGACTCCCGGCTCCAGTAGCCGTTACGGTAAGCGGATTCGTCGTTGTCGCAGCGGTTATAGGAAGAGCCTTCTCTAAGACCAAATTGCCATTGCTTACAAACCTAATATACCCATTCCCAAACTCAATAACATACGAGATTTCGAACGAAGCCTGAAATGGAATCAACCTGACCGCGAAGCCCGGAAGACCTACCTGAGCAACAAATTTAGTTCCAGTCCTAGTGCTAGCACCTCCACGGTAATCGACATAAAAGTTCCGCATTGTTGCCGCGCCACGGTGGTACTTCTGAAGATCCACCCTAGCGTTGAGCGCCGGTGCCCATTCGCCAGTATTAAAGGCATGTTGAATAACTGGTTGGGCCATTAATAGCTCGCAAACATCGGTCCCCAATCAAACTGGATATTCGGACTTATCTCCCAAGTTGGATAATAGATCCCACGAGTTCGGATAAAGTCCGGCGTCACATCATTAATAGTCAATCCTTCGTTTGCATCTGCTTTTCTTGCCTCAGTAATCAGGTTATTGGCGAGGGCAACGCCCATATTCGCCATTGCCTTATCGCCAGTAAGCTGAATTGCCAGTCTTGCCCCAACTATTCCAGCCCAAGCTTCAAGGAAGTTCTCGTCCATTACGTTTGGGTTCTGGACCTGTCGAACATAACAAAGGGTAGCGAACTCCTGATTGGTTAGAATGACCCTTTGCTCCTGATTTGGAATTACCGAGCTATACGTCAAATTAAAGGTTGCGCCTGTTCCAAAGTTCGTCGAAGATGCTTGTCCAATCGGTTGCACCTGTTGGTTATGGAGATAGCTTCCTCCAAGAGCTAGTGCAGCTGTTCCAATGATCTGGGGTACAACCCCAACCGTAGCAACGCTTTGTCCAACTCCAGTCGTTAGAACTACAAGCTGGGCCGGAGCACCGCCAGGGATAGGAATTCCTAAAGATGGAGGTGTGGCTGGCGGTGGAGCAACTAAGGTTATAACTTCGCCAACCTGATAATTGGTTCCAGAATTAGCAACCGTTGCCGCTTGAACCATAAAGAACTGATCGACCGCGACCTTGTACTTCTGCGGTGGCCCAAGCCAAAAGGCCGGAGCTGCGCCGGTTACAGCCGTAGTAATCGGAATACCTGAAGCAAACCCGGTAGAGAATTGTGGTATGATATAGATTGGCCTCAGACAATCTACTGGATACTGATACTCGTATGCCCACGGTGGCGGTGGAATTCCCCTCTGCCACGTTGTCTGTGGTCCTACACTTGGATTCTCTGGCGTTCCAGGCGTTGCTGTTATCAGCACCAGATTGTTGTAAATAGTCCCACAATTCCATGGAGCCATGCGTAACAAGGCGTCACGCAATGGCTCCAGGATTATGTTCGCCTGGATCGCTTCGTTGCTCTGCTCAGTAAGGGATGCTACTGTTGTTCGCGTTCCGATGATTTGCAGAGCACGATTGACGATATCGACCTCTACTGTCATCTCTGTGAGCCATCGTTGCCCTTATTGGTTCCGTGAAGGCCAGCGCTACCGCTAGTATCGTCACGATCTACCGTTGGCCTATTCATGTTACCGCAGTCATGGCCATGCAACCCTGGACCTTTCGGATCATTGATATTCGTTGGGCCTTGCGGTGGCTTGTAGTTCATCACGTCCCTTGCTCTCATAACACCGCCAGGACGTGAAGCAGGACCAGTGCTACGCTCGGGTCCATATTCCCCAAGGATTTCTCTCGCCATCACATTCTCCTTTCAGGTGTCTTCGCTGCCGCCGCTGTCGGTTGTGGCTTCGGCTGATCGGCAGTAATCTCATCGCACATTTCCTGAAGCTCTTGTAAAGCCTCATCGTGCAATAGCTTCAGTTGTGGATGGCCGAAACTCTTCTCCACCACATCCAGTAGAAGGTATGCTTTGTTCCAATCGACTGACATTAGTGTCTCCCTTGACTTCCAGATTTATGCACAACTCTTCCACCACCAGGACCAGCAGCTTGTGCAGGTGGCTTTGGTCCTTCATATCCCCTCCCCATGAACAACCGTTCCGCCGAATTCCCCGGAACATGATGTCCTTCACGCATCTTATCAGCCATTGCCTGACCAAGCTGGTCTGCCCCGCCAGGGTCAACGGCTTTCGTACTTGGATGAGCGACCTTGTGAAAGGTCACTTCCTTACCTGCTCTTCCTTGCTTCATCTATCTTCTCCTTTAATCCCGCTTCGTGATATGCCCCACCCTGATTCCGTTCTACTTCGAGATACTCATGGAGCCTCTTATTCGTTCGCTCCATCTCTTCGAGAAAGGTCTGTGGAGCTTGCTGCCCGATACTCTCCCAGTAATACTTGATATAGATCAAGTCATGGTAGTGCATCGTTAAACGCCAGATCCGTTCCGGTACGACTTCATCGGCTTCCATCTTATGGTCGCGATCCCTTACGCCCATTAGCGTTTCTCCGCATTCGGCGCCGGTTTCTTCTTCTTCAAGATTCCCTTTCCAGCATCGGCTTGGTTGAACTCTCTTGCCACGTTCTGCGGCACTCCAACCTTCTTAGCGAACGCTGGGCTGTGGGCTGCTCCCGCCATCAGGCGAGCTTGAGCAGGGCTTTTGCTTGGCATCTTCTAACTCCTTTATCTTTGCCTGTAGAATCTGAACTCTAGCGTACATTACAGCCAATGTGATCTTGGTTTGACCAAGTTCAGTAGCAACGAATTGATTAGCCTGTTGAAGTTCCATCAAAGTTGGAGCTTCTTGTGCTAAAGCGCCAGAAGTAAATAGAAGAGCTACTCCCAGACTAACTGCTCTCATATACACCTCCAACGACAAGAATGGAGGAATTGTTAGCAGGAAAAGTCCCATCATACTTCCTAATGATAACTTGGGTTGAACCAGGGCCACATACCACAGAGAGAGTATATGCGTTCCCAGCATCGGCCCCGGCCCCACAGAATTGATCCGAAGAAGTCTGAGTAGTCGCTGGCAAAGTCGCTTCCATAGAGGTGGCACAAGTGCCAATATTAGTGACCGGAATAACAATGTTATAGTATACAGTCTTACCAACCACCATTTCCCGAGCAACCACAGTCCCAAGCGTCGGTGGGCCACCAGACTGACAAGTTACCGTCGATGTGTAGGTAACCCAGGAACCACCTTGTCCAAGCGAGGCCCAAGCACCACCAGTGTAAACCCAAAGTACCTTCGAGAATGAATCGAACGCAAGTGGTGCCCTTCCAGTAATTGCCGTTGGTGTTCCCGTTGGAGAACCAACCATCGTATTGGTATAGATGAATCCACTTGTTGCACTTTGAGCCAACGCTCCAGAGCCCATTACAAGATTGCCTGGAGAAACAGTCGCAGCATTTGCAGTTACCGTGCCGGCAGCGGTAATATTGCCGCTGCTATCCAAAGTAGCATTAGCACTCCCTCCAAATGCTCCAGCATTGTTAAACTGAATAGATGCACTTGGTCCTCCTGGAGTTCCGCCACCTCCGGCCACAGTGGCCCAAGAGGTTATTCCCGTTCCATCCGTCTGAAGAACTTGACCCGAGGTTCCAGCGGAGTTTGGTAAGCGAAAAGTCCAAGTACCTGCCGCAGCCTGCGGTTGAACTGTCACAGTCCCACTAGTATTCCCAGAAAGATTTATCCTTCCCAACGTAGTTCCAGCCGTACCAATGCCAAGTAAGCCGATTCCATCAAACTGAAACGCAGGGACACCGCCAAAGGCCCCAGAATTATTAAACTGGACTGCTCCGTTAGCCCCACCAGGAGTGCCTCCACCGCCGCCAGTAACTGTTGTCCAAGACGTAACGCCAGCCCCATTCGTCTGTAAGACTTGCCCGCTCGTTCCAGCGTTAGCCGGAAGCTGGAATGTCCAAGTACCTGCAACAGCCTGTGCTTGGAAGGTCACAACTCCACTAGTTGCTCCGGAAAGATTTATCCTTCCTGTAGAAGTTCCAGAAGTGCCTATGCCAAGAAGGCCGACTCCATCGAACTCAAGATTAGCAGAGCCAGTAAAGCCGGTTCCACTATTAAGCTGAACTGAGCTTGCTGGCCCTCCCGGAGTCCCACCTCCACCGCCAGTAACCAGAGAGCCATTAACATAAAACCCGCCGGGTACATTGATTGTTCCAGGCCCTATATAACCACCAGTCGGAAGGGCGTTGCCAGCGCCATACAAGATCATTCCGTTGGAAAGGCCAATTTCTACTTGAGAAGCCCCATTGTACACATTCGTAAGGAAGAGAGAAGTTCTTCGAGTAGCAAAGGCAGCATCATTAACGCCACCGTTAATCTGACTACAGATCTGTGCATCAATAGATGAAACAGCATTGATGGTTTGCCCAACAAGCTGAATGCAGACGCTCGCATCGCCAGGAGCAGCAGCATATCCAGGGATATATCGACCGAAGTTTATCGTGATGAAATCTATCGCCCGTATCAGTGTTGGAACAGTAATAGATGCAGGAGGAGTCGAAACGTCCGTTACCATCAGGTCGGTATATCGAGCGTCCCATTGAACGTTCATCGTTCCGCCACCAGTAACCGGATCGCAGATTACTGGCAAGCTCTGAGCATTGAACAATGTCGGGTTAGCTCGAATGTTAGCACAAAGCCCGTTTGCGCTATCAACGTTATTAGTGCTGGTATCTTGAAAGCTAATGGTTATCGGAGATCCAGTCAGTGAAGCCGAGGTGAACCGAAGTGCATGAACCCGACCAACGGCAGAATTGAGAACATGTACGTTAGTCCCTTGAACATACGGATTCTGACCGAGAACCCCGAAAGGATAAACATTGTTTCCACCAAAGACCACGTTCTGATCGAGCGTGGTCATTACATGGCCGGTAAAGCCGGGAGAGGTAATCCCGGATATCAATGGATACTGCCAAAGAGGAAAGCTACAGCCAATAGGCGGGTCAGCGACTTGCGGGCTACAAGGATAAGCATTCGGTTGCGTTGAAATGATTGGAACACCAGCCGTTGACTGACCCGGGGGCGACCCAATAACTTGAGCCTGGGCAGAAGTGGAAAGCAGCAGTGCAAGAAGAGCTAGCTTCTTCATATATTGCTCTCCATAATGGTCAACGGATTCCCGCCTGGACCAGCAAGGGTAAAGCCAAACCAAGATCCTTGGCATTCTCCAGTGATTAGCAAGTACCCGTTAACCGAAGGTACCCTAAGACAACCGCCAAGTGCTGTTGGAGTCGCAGCTATCGGATTCCCTTGCCAGTCGGCCCCAGGGTAGATCATCACATCAACCTGCCCCGGATTATGGAAGGTGATGCTTACCCTTTGCGGATTCCCTCCGACAAGTTGCTGCGGTGTCGGACTCAAGTTGTTGTTAGCATGTATCTTCCCACCGGAGGTTGGGCCAACCGCACCAGAGCCTCCAGCCAGAAATGCTATCTGAGGCATCAGATCCTCCTAGTACCTCGCTCCATCAGTTTCTTTTGAAGCTGAGCGTTCGCTTCCATCAAAGCTTGAACCTGTTCTTGAAGCTTTGCGAACTCACTTGGATCAATCCCCTTGAGCGACCTTGGTGGCTGGTTTATCGGCGTCACATTCATTCCAGCTACCGCTAGGTCTGCGACTTGTCGCTGAAGATCATTAAGTATGGACTGGCTATAGGATACTGGCAGATCCTCAATGGGATGCTTCCAGAACTCCTTCCTCGACGCTGAGATGACCTTTGCCTCATCGTCAATAGGTTCCATATCCGGTGTTGGATCACCTGCGAAGACGTAATCGTTGGGCTGTCCTCTTCCTTCGTAGCAGACTGTGTATCCTCCTGCTCCGTCATTTGGCCTCTCCTGTGAATTCCCAGGTTGATTCGGATCGAGAAGTGCCGGGACGGCATACATCTTTCTCATCTGCCTTCCAGTTTGAAGGTCAGTCTCGATGTATTGCCACTCACTACCTTGAATCAGGATGTAGTGAGGAGCTTTCAGCTTCCATCTGGCCATGTTATCCCTCTACACTTGTAACGCCATCCGGCCTTGGAGCAGGAGTATTAGCGAAGCGAGAGGCGTTCATCATCGTCGTCGCAGAAGCGTCAAGGGCGATCATGTATGGTGCCCAAGTCGCGGCGCTAAGGCTCGTCCAGACGATGTCTCCCGCTTGGGCATTCCCGGGTGTGTCAGCAACGGTCTGCCCGACCTTTCGCTTGATATGATCGAGAACAGCAGCTTGTTGTAGGCGCATTCTAGCCATGGGATTCTCCTATGGTCGCGTTGGAGGTGGTGGAAGT